ATAAAGTCAAGAATCTCAGGGAAGACGTCCCGGAGACTAAGCGTCACGCCATACTTCTTACGAAAAGCATCAACAGCATCAGTATAAACCTTATAGGCGTCATCAATCGCCTTGATTGCTTCTTGCATTTTCTTAGCTTCTGCATCAGCTTTGGCTTTCTTTTCCTGCTCACGACGCTGAAGTTCAAGCTCTTCCTCATGAATACGCTTTTCATCCGCGTTAAGCTCGTCAACAGAATCATAAACCTTATCGGTCATTTCAGAATAATACTTCATAACAAAACTCCTTTAATTAAAAAAATATTTTATCGCCTTGTTGCACGGCACTAACACGTGTTGACTGTCCTTGCTTTACAAATTTATCCTGTAAAACTTTGGCAAATTCAACCTTATCGTCTTGGTTTCCGTGAACAAGAAGTAAACGATTGCATTGTAAAGATGAATAAAAATCAAGCAATCCTTTATAATCGCAATGAGACGAGAAAGAACGTAGCTCAGTATAATTAGCCATGTTTTTAACTTTCTGTCCATCAATTTCTACACGCTTTACACAGGACTTTATATCAGCGGCAAGCCCTTCTTCGGGCGTATAACCTATAAAGCAGATATGTGTTGTTATAAGTGGTAGTTTAGATTTAATCCATGATACCACACGCCCAGCATTCATCATGCCTGAGCTTGCTATTACACAACACTTGTCGTTCTGCATTTGGTACATTTGAGAATCTTCAAAAGAATCAATCTTTATCACATTTTCCCACGCCCAAACACGTTGCCATAATTCATCATCCGTATATATATCGGACAACTTTTTTCCCAGTGGTGTGTCATAATATATCTTGATGTCTTTAGGCAACTCACCACGCTCCCACATGACATACAAGGTGGTTAAGATTTCTTGACTACGTGCTAAAGCAAACGATGGAAAAATGGTGCATTGATAGTCATTAACGATTGACTTAATTTTACGAATGTCATTAATAGTGTCTTTAGGATTATTGGGGCGCATAGGTGAATTGTAAGTGTTCTCAACAATGCCTATATCAAACTGCCGTGGTGTTTGACGCGGTATAACATAGTGATGATTGATAGCCGCTCCTATGTCACTACTATAATATATACGTTTTGTATCGCCCCTTGAGTTCTTCAACGTCATCAACACACTTGCTGAATTAATAATATGCCCAGATGGAAGGAACTCGAAGATTAGTTCATCGGATAGATGAATGGGATAGTTATATGGTATTTCAATTAAGTGCTCAAGGGCTATCGCTATATCCTTTTCGTTAAACAAAGGTGGAGCGGGTTTGTTCCACTTCTTCTCAATCTTAATACTGTCGCTTTCCATAATTTTTAAGCTATCAGCCCACATGATTTCAAGAAATTTCTTGTTACCTTCCGGGATAAAGACCGAACCTTTATACCCTTTATGAAATAATGCAGGATACAGCCCCATGTGGTCATTGTGATTGCCATGAGGAGCAATTGAACAGGTGATATCACTAATGTGAAAACTATTCATAAAATCTCTGTTTGCACAGTATAACGAATAAATATCCCTACCATCTTGAATCATGCCACATTCTAACAACACGTTTGACGAACCAAACTTCACCCTATAAGCTGAACCCGTAACATCGCTTGAAGCGTTGCCTATGAATTGAATATAAGCGTGATTAACGTGCTTAGTCATCGTCTATCTCTTCTTCAGGCACATCTTCATCAAAATTTGCGTTAAACCCACAAGCATTTGTATGATATGTTGGGTCATCATTTGCAATCCCGGCTTGTTCAAGCGTCTTTTGTGCATTGACTTGCCATTTTGACATGGGCACATTTAGCCTTGCACAAATCGCTGAACAAGCCACATCAATTACCGGCATAAGATAATTAACCGCAACAACTGTGCCAAGTCCTATTAATAGTGGTGCTATTGAAAATTTATTATTATTCATTAATGTCTTTCTCGCCATAGGGCGTTGTTCTGTTAATACTAATTAGTTCGTCGTTTTCGTCTGTTACAAAATAATCTTTACGTCGCATTGTTCCCCTATCAATCTTTGACCATATCTTGAATTTTGAATAGGAAGTATCTTGATAACGTGCCTTGAAGATATGCTCAACGATATTGGGCTGATCGTCTTCACTACCCTCACCAAAACCGCGCTTCTTGATATAGGCTTCTACTTTTTTCCAAGATTTGGGCTTATCCTTTGCGCCAATCATAACCGAGCCACAATCAAGTTTATCCTGCATAGCCACAGCACCGGCAAGACATGAAGCGTCACAGAATTCCTGCTGTTCATAGTTACGCGACAACTGACACATAGTCATAAGCCCAACATTATAGGCTTCTGCATATTGCTTAAGGTCTGCCGCTATTGACGCGATAGCCATATCAGGTCGCACGTTAGTGCCCATAGACTGCTGATACTCAAGTGATACATCACGATTAAGCCATATATAGTCAAACACACCATACGTCGCGCCATCGGCTTGTACGCATTCCTTAATCTTTGTCTCAAGCCCACGAGATGTAAAGTTAGGCATATCGACTAATCGGATACATGAATTCTTAAGAATTTCACCAGCCTTTAGAATTCTGTTTCTTTCATCTTTTGTATACGAGGCTTTGGTTATCGTACTGTTATCTACACCTGAGATACAAGCAAGGAATATCGGGTTGACATTGATACGGGTTTCCATTTCAGTGTGAATGAAAAAGGTAGAACCTTGATAGTTGGGGTTATCAACAAAATCATTTGCTTCGTAATCCCACATCTGTTTTGCACCTAAGAAACAAATGTCTGCAACCGCAAGACGTGTCTTTGAAATTCCACTGCGTCCCCCACGTAATAATAGATGACTTCTATTCCAACCGTTATATATTGTGGTCTGATAAGGTGATGTCAAGCAAGCTCCCATCATAGGCTTTTGCTCAAACTGTTCAAGCAATCCTTCGGTATCTTCACCCGCATACATTTCATGTCGGACGTACTTAGTATCATATGTTGTTCTTAGTTTATTCGTAAGAATTTCATATTCAGCAAGTATTTCCTGTATAGTGAATTCAGCGGTTCTATCCCCATTGTCAATCGTCTCATCAAACCATTTATCCACATTCATTCCTGCTTCCTTCATCTGTCGGAGCATGGAATATTTGCGGATGCTGTTCCAGTACGATTCATAGTTGTCAAGGCTTGCCAATTCACGGACAGTAGCAACGAAATCCTCAAACCGATTATCTACAAGAATTTCATAAGCGGCATTATGGGATTTAGCAATATTATCTATTTCTATTTCCGTGATGTCGTTGATTCCTGCTTGATATGCTTTTGACGCGCAAAGGAACAAAATCTTATGAAACTGTTCAGGCGCAAAATCATCCGGCTGTAAGGGAAACTGCGGATTCATGATGAGACTTGGATTCTTGAATATACAACCAAGTAATTGTGAGCCAATGTTAATATTGTAAATCATATATTATCTAAATCCACCTTAAATCCTATATATCTTTCGCCTGAATTAGGTGCTACCGGAACAACCGGGTCATCTTGCATTGTTTCAGCAACTTCTTTCGACCGCTTAACCGCTTCATTAAACTGTTTATACAAGGGATAAAATCTTTCAAATTGAATTAAGCCATAATTCGTATCAAGTTCATAACCCTCATATTTTATCGCATAAACAATCAAGAGCCTTATATCCTTGTATGTGCAATCATGAGCTTCTTTGAATTTTTTTATTTGATTAACAAACCATCCAAACGGCGTTTCTACATCGTTATCAAGATATAAATTACAGAGATAATCTGTGAGCTTAAGATATTCAGCCCCCTCTTCTGTCTTGCGCTCTTTTGATTTAGGTGTATGGGTTGAACAATATTCATCGGCGCATTTTTCGGAACAGAAAGGAATAGAGACAAAACTTACACACTTGAATCTATCGCCCCTTCTTATCTCTTGCCCACAGACTCTACATTTCATTAGTTACCCTCGACTAAATCCTTAAGATCATCCTCAATCATAACAAGCTGTTCAATCTGCTTTTCTGTGCATTCGCTTATCTTACCGTCTTCACCAAGGTAATGAGCGACAATTTCAATGGTTTTATCACGATTGGTCTTCATGGCAGTCTTATAAATCTCTCTAAGACTATCCATGATTTCATCAAACGAACGCTCCTTAACAGATTCATTCTCGACCTTTTCAGCAAACGTGATTGATTCAGAACCAGTTTCCGCATTCTCTTTGTCAACCGCTTCCTTGATTGCTTTCTGCACAGCTTCTGCCGTGAAAGGCGTTATCTCAGACGGCATATACTTAAATCTACTACCCGCAATAAACTCGGGGCAAGGCGTAAAATATATGGATGACATTTCGGGGTTGCCGTTCTCGTCATATCCGTTACTTTTAACGTAACCAATTATATCAGCCGCATCAATGATTAAATCAATTGTTCTCTTATCACCCTTTGGATAAAGCTGTACATATTCCTCACCAGTAACAGGATTCTTCATCTTACGGTCTTCTGAATGAGCTATGAAGATGATGCAATAACCACAGTTCAGTAGCTTGTTCCATTCAGTAAACCATTCATTCTCGTATTCCTTCCAAAGTCCATAACCAGAGTTACCATCGTTAAGTCTTTCGACACCTTGAGTTGAACAAACATACTTTTCACACCACTTAATAGCGACATCAGTAGTGTCTACAATGATTGTCTTGTAAGTCGCAAGAGCCTGATCAAGTGTCTTGGGGTCAGTCAAGCGTTTGTTTACCTTCTTAAAATCGCTCCAACTCTTAAGAGCCGCATATTTAACACCATTGATAGCGTTAATACCCGCTTCAAACCTTAAATAATAAGGACTCGGAAACCGTGTTGCTTGAAGAGTTTTACCGAGCTTGCGTTCATTTGAATGTATAAGAATAAGTTTTCCCTCAACACCGCTCGATACACAGCTTATTGTTGGATTAAAAATATCAAAATCTGCCATTAAATTCTCCTTTTATTCCTTTATTCATTATATTCAAAGGGGAGTTACCTCCCCCTTAATCACCACGGTAATTCATCAAGGTTATTAAAACCCAAAGTCATCATCGTCATCAGTGCTGTTCATGTCCGGTTTCTTGCTGAACTTGCTTGTCTTCTGTGCGGGAGCAGACGCAGTAGTCTTCTTAGGCGGGTTCTTTTCAAGCTCAGTAAGTATCTTTTCACGTTCCTTAATAGCAATCTTAATTGCTTCAGGATTTAGCCAGCCATTATCAATGAGATTGCCATTTTCATCTTCATCTTCTGGCTCTTCAATAGGCTCATTACCACCACGCATAACACGCTCTTCTATATCAAACCCTGTATTGATATTGGTTGACGCTGCCTTACCAAATGCCTTTTTCTTAGCTTTCTTATCACCGACGTGAACCATAACAACATCTATATCAAAGTTGCCTGTCTTGCCCGCTTCATAAAAGCCTGTAAAGCCTTCAACAAGCTCTTCGGGCACAATAATTCCTACAGGATAAACAGCACCCTTAGTGTCTACGCCAAGAAGCTCAACGTTAAGACGTCCAGTTTCTTCGTCGTTTCTTATTTCGGGCACAATCTTTCTGACAAAGCCTGTGAAATTCAGTGAACAGCCAAGCGGTTCATCAGGTGATACCTTGGTATTAGCACTGTTTATGTTCCACTTAAGAATAGAATGCGCCTTACCATCCTGTCCAAGATAATCATTGATTCCTACAGAACCGTTAAGAATTACCTTAGTCGGCTCTTCATTCGGGTTGCCGTGAATCCTTGGATTCCAATTCATCATAGCTTCATACATAGCCCACTGCTGGTGCTCTTTTCCCTTAGATGTAGTCTTAGACGCATATACATCAAAAGTCTTTACTTGATTTGCACCAATTTCAAGTGATATCTTACCACGAATACGCTCACTTGGAACTTCCGACACAGAGCCGTCATCGCTCTTTACTTTAACAACGCAATCTTCTCGCTTCAGGTCAAGCTCAGACACAAGACCTACTACACCAAATTTATTCTTTGTCGCATTAAGTACAGAATTATCCATTATTCATTTACCTCATTTTCATTATTATCAAAATTTTTCATCTTAAGTTTGTCAAGTGCTTCTTTCTTTTTCTTTCTCAGTAGCTCAAGAATTTCTTCCTTGTCTTTGCATTTTTCGCACTCACCTTCAAGGCTCATTAATGCTCCATTCCAGCCTATCTGAACGCCAATCATCCTCGCCTTTTCAAGTTGAGGTTTGATAGCATTGACGACAATATCATGAAGCTCAGGGTTCTGTTTTTCTGTAAGAGCTTTCATGACTGCCTTGGCGTTTGGATAAGTTTCAAGGAACTGCTTGAGCATTAACCGTTCGGCTTTTTCCTGCTTTGTTTCTCTTTTAGTAGCCATCACATTCTCCTATCGCACTTGGGACACTGGATATTCGTCCAATGCTCAACAGGTGTACCATCAAGCTCGGGATGGGGAATATCACTATCTACTATCTCAAGTTTGTCGCCACATCTTGAACATCTACCCATCTGTTCAATTGCTACAGCCGCTCTATCTCTTTCTTCTGCGCTCATTAGTCGCTGTTTCAGATAGAACAAGCAGTCAACTGCCGTCTCGTCGTCCTTCATTTCCTTGACCCAATATTCAGCTATGGCTTCAAAGATTTCCGACTCCATATTAAATCCTGTCATGTTTTCACCTCCTTAAAATCTCATGGTAGCCATTGCATTCGCAACGGTTTCATCAGCTATTTTAGCGTATCTTGTTGTTGTGTTGATGTCGCTATGTCCAAGCATTTTTTGTATGGTAGGTAGTTCAACGCCATTTCTCAAAGCGAGGGTTGCACAAGTGGTTCTCAGAAGATGATTGCACACTTTATCCCACTGAGGAATTCCTGCTTCTTTAGCTATCTTCTTAAGTTGTTCGCCCATATTGCCCGCCGCAAGAGCAGTTCCTTGATTAGAAACAAACAGCAGATTTGTTCCTGTTTTCGCCGCATGAATACCACGCTCACTCCATATATATTTATCGATGCAAGCAATGGCTTCATCGGGGAATGTTACACGACGTTCTTTATCACCCTTACCGGTGATGATTATAGTGTTGCCTACACGATTATTGTAGTCATCGATAGTCACAGACGCAAGTTCGGCGATACGCATTCCTGTTGTTGCAAGTGCCATGATGAACGCTTCCATACGAACATTGTTGGTTTTAGCTATCATAGCTCTAACCTGTTCGCCTGTAAGCGGAATCTTTTCTTTGTTCTTAACCTTGGGGCATTCGACATATTCAACAGGATTAACTTCAACGTATCGTCTCTGCATAAGAAACTTGTAATAGCTCTTAAGCGCAGAAATTCTTGTGTTGATTGTTGATGAGGACAGCGAAGCTATTGATAACTTGTAGTTTTCTATATCCTCATAGGCTATTGCTTCTTCGTTCTTGCCAATAGTCGTGAACACATCCGTAAGATTGCGAACGTATTCATGAATTGTACCTTCTGACTTCTTGTTTCCTCTCATGTGATTGATATATTCATTAAGGTATTTCATATCCTTATCTCCTTTACTTTGATGTATATATTATATCACATTCTAACGCAAAAGTCAATAGGTTTTTGAAAATTTCTTTGTGAATTTTTTGTGAACAAAAGGTAGAAAAATGCCCTGCACTTTTTCCAATTGTCCTGATAATGGATTGTACTTCAGCACAGGGCGGCTAACTTGGGCTTATCAATAGCCCGCAACTATTTGTTTATCTTACTTTATACAGTTCTTTATCTGACTACCGAACTTAAACGTTGGTACGTACTTAGCCGGAACAGTAATGGTCTCACCTGTTGCTGGGTTTCTCATTTCATGCTCTTCCTTCAGGGTTGCACCAAATGTTCCGAGCTCCTGAAAGTAAACAGAGTCATGATCTGCGATGACGTTGCAAATCTCGGCAAGGACGGTGTCAACTATCTCTTTAGCCTTGACCTTAGACAGCTCCTGATGCTCTGCGTAAAGTGCGATAAATTCAGTCTTGTTCATGTGTTTTAATTCCTTTTCAATTCAAGATATTACAGCTTTTGCCGAGATGCTGTTGAACTCGTGGTACTCCCGGTGGTTCCTGCCTCCACACTACAACGGGTTTGAGCCGTTTCACTCTGCTTTTGGTGTACGGGAGCATATGCGCCATTAGTGACGCATACAATCAAGTTCAAAAAAACTACGTTAACGATTAACGACTCGTAAGCCGGAGAGAAATTTAGGGGTCTCAACCCTTGGCTGGGATAGGAAGGTTCGAACTTCCGAATGCGAGAGTCAAAGTCTCGTGCCTTGCCACTTGGCGATATCCCAATATTAAACTCGAATTACACCAGCCATGCAGAAACTTCACGGTCATTTGTAACAAACCTAACTGTACTCATGGATTTTGTAAACCTTTTACCTTTCACCTTTATTCATTGACCTTTAGATTAAATATAACCTTTGACGATTGACCTTTAATCTTTGACCGTTAATCTTTAATCTTTACAGAACCTTTTAGCTGAGTACCCGCGCAATCGTCGCAGACATACCCTTCATAGCTTTTTCAGAAATAGCGATTCTGAATCAGATTATGAGTCTGATGAATTGTAGTGAGGCACTTTTTTGTTTTATCCTTGTGGACGCGCCGAAACCACAAGTTGCTACAGTTTAGAAGTTTCGATGCAATTCGAGTTATTTACTTGAGAGTAAATTAATTAATACTCAAACTCAATAACGGTTAGAGCATTAGAGACGCTAAGTGCTGAATCAACCTCCGACTTAAAGGCGTCAATCTTATCAGTCAGTTCCTTAATAACATTTTCAATATCAAATCCGGTCACAATATCATATGAATGACTTGTTATATAAGCCTTCTGCACAGCTTCGACCTCTGCATTGTTGGTTTTCTCCTTAGTGCCGAACATTGTCTGTAAGTAATTTTCGCAGTTCTTATTGAGCTTATCGCCATTCTCTGATTCTACCATACGCTTAACGGTTGAATACTGGTCTTTAAGGAAATCCCTAAACTCAATAAAGTTTTCCATACCGTGATTGTTCATCTCAATTGCTTCAGCAACCGTATATTCGACACCGCCAATTTCAACCTTGGTCACAGCATTGGATAGAACAACCGCTCTTTTGAGGGCATTGCGTCTATTGATCAGTGCTGTAATTGACTGATAACTTGCCTTTGTGTCGGACTTGAATTCTTCAATGGATTTGCCGAATATCTTTGTGTTGCTGTGCACATTAGCTCTAACAAAGATTGAGCCTGTGATTTCAGTCTCTATTCGACTTTCAAGCGTCTTAAGTTCTGCAAGTGCTTTATGCACCGTCATCTTTTCGTGTATCATAATTTCACCTCATTTATAAATTTTGAATGCGGTCTTGCCGCTGGTAGCGATGTTGAGTGTCGATCTCATGTCTCCCCCTTATAAGGAGGGTGCTCTAACCGTTGAGCTACATCGCTATATAACGTACACCCCACAGAGGTTTGGGTGGGTGGTGGTTGTGAGGTGTACCGAACCTTATCGTCGTGGTTTGGGTGGAGGTGGTAGACGATAAGGTTAATTGGCACGTCAAGGAATTGCACCTTGTCATAGGTGGTGGGTGGTGGTTGACTTGTCTAACTCGTCCATCCGTGCCATAGTGGCGTCTATTTTAGCCCAACGCCAAGGGCTTGATTAGTTGATATATATATTATATCACATTTTCTTCAATTTGTCAAGAGGTTTTTGAAAAATTTTTCAAAAAATTTTTTAGTACTTGCTCTCAATTGTTTGAACAAGCTAACTTTCTCCAAACATTAGCACGTTTGTATGATTTAGTTTCATGTTCACCAACATGAGGTTTAATAGAAGCCCATTTCTCAACTTGGTTTCCGGGCACAACATATTGGTCGTCAAAGTAGTTAATGAATCTACATTCTGAAGCGTCAAACGCCTGTGTAGTACCGTCCTCAAAGACAATCAAACCTGTTTCGTCGCCGGACAAAATGGTCACAGTGATAAGATTAATAGGTTCATCACCCGCATCAACCTCAATCGCGTTATTGTTGTAATCATAAATTTTGAATTTCATGATTTAATCTCCTTTTGATTTATTGTATATATATTATACCACACTTTTGCGAAAAAGTCAAGAGGTTTTTGAAAATTTAATAAATTAATTTTTAGATTCTTTCTCAAATTCTTCATCAGCCTTGATGACCCACCATGCTCGAATGGTCATGTCTTTATCATCCAATGGTAAGTTGCTACCTGTCGAATGGTCGAAATCCTTGAACACATCAGCATATGGACATTCAGCTGCAAGGTTAGGATACTGTTTTTGAAGTTCTTCAAGCTCTAACGCCCATTGTGACCACTTAGCGTCGCTAATTACATTCCTATCAAGGCGATAGTAGATGATGCTATGTACCCACACTTGACGTCTACGCCGGGTGATTAATTCCTTGATTTGCTCATTGCTAAAATCTATTGTATTCATGTCGTTTTTTCGCCTGTAATCAACGGAAATTTTACCCTACTATTTACTCGTCCTCATCATCTTCGTCGATTCTGGCTTGATTTTTGCTTTGTATACGCGCAGTTTTTAGACGCTCACGCACTGCTTCAAGTTCTTCAGGTGACATTGGCTTCTGTTTACGTGGCGGCGAGGGCTTCTTAATCCATGAACGTGGAACACGCGCCACCATCACCCCGGAATTCTTTTCGGGGTAGTGTTGAATAGTAACGTCATTAGGATGCTGTTCCTTCATCTTCTTAATATGGTTTATTATCTTTGTCTCATTGGATGAAACGCACGCCCAATCATCAGACGTCATGTATTCATAATAACTTTCTGCCATTTTTGTACCTCGATATTTTTCTTTTCTTCGTTGCTTAAGAATGTGCCGCAGCCAAAGGCTATAGCAATTGCCCTATCATCCCAATGTGTCATGGTTTTATGACCAATTTTTTTGAGTAACCGTGTTTTATCAATGGTCATAACTTGTTCATACAAAGCGATGGAGGTCTCCTTGACTCCTGCGTCCGGAAAGATTGTCACATGAGTAGGCAACCTATGTTTCTTCGCTGTCGTAATCGGCGCAACCATGATTGTAGGAGCGTAATGATTGCCCTTGTTGTTTTGTAGGACGATTGCAGGACGGAAGCCGCCCTGCTCAGACCCTACTCCATAACCGAAATCTACATAATAGATGTCACCACGATTAATTGATTCCATTGTATGTACCTTACCTTTCTTTACTGTACTTATATTATACCACATCTTGATTGATTTGTCAAGGGGTTTTGCAAAAGTTTTTGAAAATTTTTTTGCTTACGTTTTTTTTAT